GACCGGAATACCGCCAATCGTCAACTGACCGTTGATTACTGCAGACAATCCCGGAGGCAAGTCGTACACGCCGGCAGTGCTTGCCTTGTTCAAGGCGATCAGGTTCACCACGTCGCGGTTATTCATCAGGATGTGAGTAGCAGCGAAGTAGTTGTCGCGGATCTGGCCCAACGCCGCTTCGTAGACTATCTCTACCGGGTTGGTGTGTGTACCGTCATACGCCGTGCTGTTGGCCGGATCGGTCAGAGTATTATAAATCAGGTCGTTTTCCGCCACCAAAATACCCCGGCGGCCGTACAGCAACTGATTCGGGATATAGGTGTTCAGGAACGAAGCATCCATCAGCATTTGACGGGGCAAGCGAACCAATCCGGCGATCCATTCTACCTCCTCGCTAACGAGTGAGAAGTTGAACTGAACATCAGGCTTATTTTCCAGCGGCGTAGCCCGGCTATCCCACACGTCAGCCGCTCCGCTACCACCGTTTTCACGGAGATATTGGATTACCTCTGATGTGGTGCTGCCGTTAGGCACGATGTTTCTCAACCACACTGGGTTGAACGGCGACTGATATACGCCCGGACGGGTTTCGGTCGTGATAGCTTCATACGCACCTGTACCGAAGTTACTGAAGCTCATGTCCTTAAGCTCGATTGAGCCGCCCGGACGCCCGGTCTTTTGATCTGCCCTGCCGCGAGCGATGTTTTGTACAAGATCGGCGTTGTCGTTGATGGCCTTGGCAAATGCGTCATGGAAGCTAACTACCTTACCGTTGCCGCCGAAACTTCCAGCCTCGTTGAACTTCATCGCCAATTCGTCGAAGTCCTTACGGATCTGCTCAACGTCTGCGGCCTTGGCAACGCCTTCCAGCTTACCAAGCTGCTCTAATTTCTCCTTCAACTCAGCAAGAGCTGACTTCTGCTCGCTGATTGTCTTATTCGCGTCGGCCTTGAACGACTCCAAGCCGCTCTTAACCTCCTGCACTAATTCGTTCAATTCCATGATAATGATGATTTTAAGTCCTGTAATGATTTGATTACCTCCGAATCTGATCTATCATCTTGTTGAGTGGATCTCTCCGGCTCCGCAGAAGTGTCAGGCGACGGCTTCATTAGATCAGATATGTGTTTCAATAATTGCAAATGGTAGAATTCCAAGTCGTGAAACGATTCGTCAGTCAGAGTGCCGTTACGCATCATCTTGACGATGTTTTGGCTTTTCAACTGAAGGCGCTTTATGAAGTCCTCTCGCTGTTCGCTCTTAACCATTGTTACCTTAGCCAATTCGTTGGATGCCAGCGTAACCAGCGAATACTCATATAACTTGACCTCCGTAATCCTGCGGACACCTTGGCCAGCTTCCTGCTTAATAGTTCTGAACCCCACTGAAAGCTCGTCGATAACGCCGCCCTCAATCATCTTGATGCGATCGTCGATATGACTTACGTTCTTAGGCGCCGCAGCCACGAATCCAAGGCCCCTGTCGTCCTCGAATAGCTCTATTGTCTTTGCGATAGGGTCGTAAATATCGTGCTGCCAGCACATTTTAATCCGCCCCTTACCTTGAGGCCCCCATTCCGATATGGTCTTAGCGTACGCACCTCTCACCATTATATCACCGTCGCTATCAATATTGCCGAATACTGATGCGTATCCTTTGATGATATGCGACGAAAGGTCGACATCCGAAATGCCGCCTAAGGTGTCTTTATATTCGAGTACTGGCTCCATATTGCGCAAAAAAAGCCGTGCATCGGGTGGATACACAGCTTTTTGGCTACTTCCCCACTTTCCCAACTGCACGATACAAATATAACAAAATATTTTAATTACCCAAATATATTAATTACTTTTGTTGAGGTTTATAATTGGTTAGTATCAAACCCCTAGGCGCCCATCGTTTGGGGGGTTTGGTTTCTTAACAGTAATTTTGGGAGATATGAAAGTGCATGAGTTAATTGAAAAACTAAAGAACATGCCGCAAGATGCGGAGGTACTGGTTTTGGTAGATACCGAAGTCAACCCGCATTCGGTGGATGTTGCGTATCATGCAAAGGGCGGCGGCGTATTCCTGTCGCATCTAGATCGGTACGTTATGCGGGATGAAACGTGGCCAGTTGGACAGCGTGAAAAGAAAGACAGGTTCGATTCTTTCTACTTAGGTCATCTAATCGATGCCTAACTCCCTCCGAACCTCCTTAGCCAACACCGCTCGTGGGTAGGAGAGGCCTGTCAGCGGCAGCATGACCTCGCCCGACTTGATGTTGCAATTCTTGCATCCATTCTCCGTTGGCACCAATAGATATTTAACCCGCCATGCCCAAACTTCGTAAGCGAAACTGCCGACGCGCTCCAGCATACGCACCTGGGGGTATGCCGATTCGATTTTTATCTTAGTTTTCATATCAAGTGTTTAACATCCGACCGCGGATTGTCGGACCATATCCGGTAGAGGTGTAGCAGGTACAGCCCCCTTATGATTGCTCGACGTTTAATCTTCATAGAAAAGTCCATATCGAACAGCCTTGCTCTGCGGCGATCTTCTGGAAATGGATTATTCTTCCATGTCTCTTTGCTGAACAACATAAAGAATCCCGCAATCAGCTCGGTAGTCGGCTCAACCTGCGGGCCGTTAGCCTGTATCATAGCCCCTACCTCCCAATGGCGATGTATATCCATAACATCCATCATGCCCGGCACTTGATGATGCTTCCAACCTATACGGTTGGTAACTGCACCGAATAGGTCGTATTGACCCCCGTATTCCCGGATCACGTAGTCAATGGTTCGGCCCCAATCAGGTGTAGTGAACATGGCGTCACCGTCCCGAAGGCAAATCCAATCTCCATCGGGTACTAATGCACACGCCTCGTTGAGCGCTCGGCCGATGTTCCCATCAGTAGCATATGGTGTTAGATAGTGTATCATTTATGCCTCCACCATGATGTTTTGTTCGTCCTATCGAACGATTTGAATACGGTACTTACCTGTCTGCCGTGCACTATCTTGTAGTCTCCGCTGTAACCGACTAAGTTGAACGAGGCCATATCGGTAAGCCCGAGCCTCTCGCCGTGGTGCTCGTAGGTCTTGCATATAGCCATTAGGTACGCGCAAACCGCCTCTGATGCTCCTCCGATTAGACCCGCGTTAAGTAATGGCTTGTCGGCTATCGGTCGCTGCCATAGCCTGTTATACGAAGGGTGTTTGTGATGGTTTTGAAGCCACGCATTAAGCACTCGGCACGGCTCGTCTCCAGTGTATATCGTATTGGTCCTCATGTGAGCGAATGGATTGCATATCATTTCAACATCGGTTCCATCCACGCAGAACACCTTTCCATAGATATTTGCCGACAAATGCTCAAGTATCGCATACCACCTGGCGAAATACGGGTTTATGGCGCGGAATGATGTACGAACAAACGCAGTTTCTCCGTCGTCGCTGTCAGGGAAACAATCATTAAGAATGATTAGACGCTGACCTTTCATTGAGGCAATCAAAGGCTCCAGCACAGACCGATCAGCCTTCCACCGCTCGCCCCGTTGCGTATCAGGTACAGAAGTAATATACGTCGACAACACGACATCCTGCAATCCCTTCAGCGGGATGTATTCTGCGCTTCTCCGCTCAAGTTCATACTTGCGTCTATTCTGCGCCACCATGACTGAACGGTAATCGGCAGGAACGCTACGCGTTACAGTCTGATCCCAATCGAATGAATAAAACACTTCGTGGCTATTTACTATATCCATGAACGGGTATGGCGTAAGCCCGGCATTGAATATCCGCATTGAGTAGCCCACATGCTCATAACCCCATATACCGAAGGCTGGATCCATTCCGCCCACCCTATCGACACATTCGCGCGTCAAATACAACATGCATCCGCACGGCTCATGCCACCTGGCAATCTTACCGTCGTTGCCAACCATCCTGCGCCCGTTCGGCCTTCCGTTACTGAATTTACCGAAGGTCATGCATAGGTGGTTGATTCCAGTCGGTATGTACCTGTCGTGCCAGTCATCAACTATCGGATAAATATCATCATCGAACAGGAAAAGATGAGTACAACCGGCATCGTAAAGCAACTCGATACACTTGTTTTTAGTGACCGCTATGCCTTGCTGTGATGGGAATCGGTAGGTCGCTTCCTTTACCGGCTCCGTACTAGCATCATCGACCACCACCAACATGGCTCCGGTGGGTAGCTTCTCTTTTATCTTTTCGTAAGTCGTTCGAAACTTCTCGTGCCTGTTATGAGTACTTATAGCAACACCGATTTTCATGCTATTACCTCCAATTCCTCATTAACTGTTATTGGGTTATCGCTA